AGCAGTTACTTTAACTCTACCTATTGGAGTGTTTTGCAAAAGAGATGTGGTATCTAATTGAAGGGCTCTATCATAATTTAACATTCTAAAAGTCACCCTAACACCTTCTAGTTCACCGTCTTCATTAGGTGTATCAAAACCATGACTTTGTGCTCCAAAAATACCCCTTTCTGAATTATAATCTGAATTTGGTGTTCCCATTAAGGCTCCATAATAATATGCTGCGCCAGGAGAGCCCTCTGAAGCCACATTATTTGGTCCTTTAATATATTTATAATGACCATCTCCATTATTATAAAGCTCGCTATCTGTAGCATAAGTATAACTATTACCACCATACATATTAGGAGAAACTATATTAGTTTGAGCAACATTAAATAATGAGTTAAACTCTAACCCTGCTCTTGAATACATTAAATCATGATATAAATTAGGGTTTTGAGAAGTCTGATGAGTTTTGTTTGTATAACTATAAGAATAAACTGTAAAGTCAGTATCTATTTTTATAGTTGTATTACTTAAGTTTCCACAAAATAATCTATTATCTTTTGTTTCTAAAGCTTTACATGTATCCCAATTTATTTGATTTATATTAAATTCTATTATAGTTATTTCATCTATAGGAACCTCTAAACCTGTATGAGTAAATTCTATAGTATTATTACCATCTATAACATCTGGAATTGTATATTCATTAAATACAACAGGAGCGCCAGCTGGTGTATTATCTATATATGGAACAGCAATTAATTGTACTTTACTAAATCTAGTGTCTAATCTTTCTATCTTACCTAACATTGTTTTTCCAGAAGAAGTTCCTACTTCCGCCCCTTTAGTATAAGCAGAAAGAGTATTTTTTGAGGTTTTTGGAACACTTGCTGGATTTGATAAAGGTGATATTTGCGAAACCCTACCATCAACAGTTTTATATCTAAAACAATACGAATAAGAGACGGAATCTAAACTGCCGCCATCCTTAAATCCTGTAACTACAGGAACGCTAAATACAGCTGGAGTAAATAAGTTAAAATATTCAGGATTGTTTTGCCAAGGAGTATAAATACTAGGGTCCGCTCCAACATTCATGCTTCTTAAAGGAAATTCTGTATCTGTAAAATAAATTCTTCTAGTTATGGTTCCCTCTTCTGAACCTACTACTTTTAATTTTTTATAAGGTCTAAATCCTAAATTACCTATATAAAAAACTAAATAGTCATTTTCGCTAACATTATCATATTGTTCGTATAATTGTTGTAAAGCAGGGTCTCCAACTAAAGCTCCCGTTCCAAATAAATCTCCATCAGCTTGCTGTCTTACCTTAACAACTATATCAGGTGTTCCTGCAATTATACCCATAGCTGGCCAATGCATTAATAAAACCATATAATCCGAAAAAGGATATGTTCCTACAATTTGAGGCCCCCAGTTTTCTAAATTAAATCCCTCTTCTTGTAACATATAATAATACTCATTACCTATCATCTCTACTAAAACGTCACTTAATTGTTCTATAAATGCCTGTGGGGTTATATCTACAATGTTTGCATTATTAAGTTCAGTTACACTAAGTTGTTGATTAGCCCAATTTAATGTATTTGTATATACATTCTCTGAAAAAGCATTCCAAAAAACATCACCTAGATTGAAAGCCGCCAATTGCACCATCATATCTTCTATATAAACATCAACAGCTTGTTGAACAAATTCTTCTAAGTTATACGCATAATTTAATTGACCAGTTAAAGTAACAGCAAAATTAGTTACATAATCATCTTCATTTTGATTATTAACAAAACTCCAAGTAACCAAATCTGTGGCCGTTGCGAATTCATAATTTTCATCACCAGATTGATGAACAACAAAAATTGTAACAGGTATATCAGGGTTAGAATTTATTGCGTTTGCTACAACCAAATCTATATCTAAATAATCATCTAACATTTCTTGGCCTAAAGAAATAGTTTGAGTATAAATACTTCCTGATTCCGTGACTATAGTTACTAGAGCATCTAAATATCCACCTTGGTTTATATAATTACCAACCATCGAAGGTTGTATCATTAAGCCATCTAAAATATTATTAGGGCTATTATTAAAAGTATAATCTCCAGAATCGCCACTCCAGTTTCCTGCATAAGAAAGAGAGGGGACATTTGTTTGATAAGTTAAAGTGCTTGTAAAGTCTATTGCTTTTTTATCACTAGGATAAGGCTGTATACTTACGTTATCCCCATCAAAACTAGTTAACCTTGCGTTTTTAGCATATCTATATGTTTGCTTTGGCTGAAGAGATTCTTCCGCATCAGCATTCATTCCTTTTAAAAAACTATTTGGTTTTCCTGGTTTTGCCATTATACATTAAGTAATCCGTTAGAACTTTTAATTGGAACAAGAGTATTCCATATACTAGCAGCCTTTCTCATTTCTGTTGGGGTAGGCATATTGTCATTACCTCTAGCTTGAGCGCATAATCTAGACCAATTTCTTTCCATGTCTATATATATAGCTCTTTGAACTTTTCCATTATAATAATCTCTAGATTTATATTTCCACATTAAATACGCAGAAACAGCATCTTCATGATTAGCTGCTATAGTTGGAAACCCTTCTTTATCTGTATCTATTGCATAATAAGCTATATCTATAGAGCTTATATCGCTAGTAGATAAATTTATGGTATCTTCTGTAAAATAAAAAGTATGAGTCTTATCTACATCGGAAGGAAAAGTAGCTGAACTTTGCTCTAAATAATTAACAGATGTAGAATCACCAGATTTTTTTACATCTATTAAACTTAAAAAATCACTAGGTAAAGCGGCTTGTTTATTAACTACCGTTAATGAAGCTGTTTTTTTTACAAAAGTTTTATAACTACCTATTTTTCTTTCTGCCTCAAAAGCCCATTCTGCAAAACTATGAAAATTTCTAGCCGCATCAGGGATGTCCATATTTCTTATTACATTTGCAATAACACGCTTTACGCTTACTCGTTTTCCAGCTTGTCCATTCATATTAATATTCTTTTACTTCTTTAATAACATTTTTAAACCTAGATAAAGGAAGTATTTTACATTTTTTAAATTTACCAGGCCTTAACCAAACTAACTTATTATAGTAGTCGTATAGAATAGGAACTTTATATTTTACTATTTCGCCTCTTTTTTCACTTTCTACAATATCAAGTCGTACATGAAAAGGTCTTTTGTTTTTACACTTTTTTACATATACTGTTCCAAATCTATTAGGAAGCCTAGCTTTATTTCTATTTTTAGCAACTTCTTCTATCAATATATTAAAAAACTCACTTACAATACTTCTATATTCTTTGTAAGAAAGTTGTCTATATTTTGTTGTTCCCTTTACTTTTATTTCTTTTTTTATGCTTTCAAATATATCTCTTAAGAAAACATACTTTTCTTTAAAGTTTCTTAAATTCATTATCTAGTTCTTTTTGCCCTACTTCTTGCATTTGCTTTTGGTTGTGATACTGCCTGAGATGCTAACACAGAAGCATAGTGCCCAGGTAATTTATCATCTACACTATTATTAGTTGGGTCATTTCCTACAGACAACATTGTATTAAATTCTTTTCTAAGAATAGTTTCCGTTAAAGCAGGAACTAATTCATCAGGTATAGGATAGCCCATTGCCCCATCTTCAGGTTTAGTTGCTATATATTTTATAACAAGTCTATAATTTGTATCAGTAAAAAGCTCAGTCCCTTCATAGATATAAAGATTACCCCTACCCACATAAGCTCTAAAACTATTTCCAGTAAATCTTGAGTTAACAAAAAACTCTTTATCAGCTTCATTCCCCACAGGCACAGAAATTCTTTCTTCTTCATTTAAGTCAGAACTAGGCCACAAACTAATACTAACTAAACCTCTGTTATTTGGAAATCCAACAAATTCTATATTATCTAAAGAAATAACTCCATCTGCTGGCGCAGAAGTATTAAAAAAAGACATCATCTTTTCAGATAAATATCTACCCATATCAGTATACTGCATTAACAAATTAGTTCTATGATAATGTATCATAGACTTTATTTGACGGATAGATATATTAGAATCTGTTCCATGAATACCCCCTTCTACTATGTTTTTTATATTGTATGCTATTTCATTTAGTGTCATATCTTATAGTTTTTCTGCTAATAGATAAAGGGCAGGGCGAACACTAACCCTTTATCACAAAGCAGGGAGCAAAAATTATTTATTTTCCAACTGTTTTATTTCATTATCACCCATCATATATCTTTCATCAGCAGTTGTTCCAAGTATTTTTCTAGAGGCAATTTGACAAATTTCTTCTTTAGAATGATAAGGCAAATACATTTCATTTTGCCCACCATCTTCTTCTCCCATCATATTATCAACATCAAAATCGTCTATAATTACATCAAAAATTACTTTATCTTGTTCTGTTACAGTTAAATTAGGATTATCTTCTGTAAACCAAAAATCATCTGGCATAATATAATAAACATTAGACACTCTAACAGCCCTATAATGATTTTCATCAGGTTTATTAAAAGGGTCATTATTTATAGCCTGAGCATCATCTAAGCTAATTATTTTTACATTATGATGTCTTTGTATATCATCAGGATAGTTTTCATTATCAGGAAAACCTAAAGGGCTAGAGTCTGCGGCAGCATTAGATGTATATTGTCTAGTGATAATTTTAATACCTAAAACATATCCTATTTTTTTTGGTAACAAATCTAAATTACAACCCACTCTACTATAATGCCCGCCAAAATCATAAGTAGCAGCGGATGTAGTTGTATCCCCTGTTATTAAACTTACATCAA